CCTCGGCAAAACTAGGATCTAAACCTACAAAAAAAACGTAGAAGCTGTATAAGTCTTCTACGTCTTGAATTATTATTTTTGGGCTTTTCTTTTTCTCCCTGTCTTGCCTTTTGATTTTTTTGTTGCACGTTTAAAACTTTGTGCCAATTTTGTATCAGCTTCAGCAGAGCCTCCGACCATTTCTGCTAGAATATTTCCAAGCAATTCAAAATCTAAATCAATCTTTGATTCAAACTCATCTTTAGTCATGTGTTCGTCTTTGTTTGCATTAATATATGCAAGCCAAGCTGAGTTCATCAAATATGGTTCCATGATTTCAGGCTTATCCTCTGCTCCGACAAACGCCTGAAGTAATGACTTAGGCAATTCATCTTTTGCTTGAAAATCTCGAAGTGTTTTCAATGTAATTCTTGGCTTAACTGAGACTTCTGTTCCATCATTTAATGTAATTTTATCGGTCATCTATTTCCTCCTAGGCATGGTCCGCAGTGGCACCAGCCACTACTAATTCGGGTGTAAATGATGTTAACCACTTGTCTGCCAAATCAGTATCAATTGCATCATTTCCTGTTGTTAATGCTTCGTAATAGAACTTGCTATTTGAATCTTTCATTGCGATAAATGATTGTTCAATTTCAGCAATTTCTTCGCCACCATTTTCTAATTCCCACTTCAATCCATCTGAAAATTGCATGTTAGGGAATGCACGTAACATGTGTTGTTCTTCATCAAGATCGAGAACTTCGAATGTCAAAATTCCTTTGCCTTGACGTGAATCGGTACCGTATGCGTAAACGCCCTTTTGAAGGCCTTTGTTAGTCAAACCCCAGACTTTACGAAGGTTTTCAACAGGAAAATGACCTGTCCAAGTCCCATTAATTCGTGTGGGAATATCCTTGTGTTCAACTTCGTCACCCTCACACTTTTTAATAACAGTTTTGAGTTCTGTTTCAAGTTCAAGTTTTCCTGTACATCCTAATTTCACAGCAGGTGTAACAAACTTGCCTTCATTCCACCATTGAATAGATGCATTTGTAACTTTATATTCGTCAAATGTTGTAAATGTTTCTCCAGCCATTTAAATGACCTCCTATTTATTTAAGTTCCATTGCTTCTCCTAAAGCCTTCATGACGGCATCAAAGATAACGTTTGATGCCACATCTCCACCAGTTTCAAAGAACTTCTGTGCAATTAGATTGTTCTTACCTAATCCATCATTTGGAAAAACTAAATATCCGAATCCATTTTTTCTGGTAGCTCCACCTTTAGGAGTGATTTTAAATCCAAGATTCTGCATTGTTGATTTCAACGGATTTGAATTCTTGGCATGCTTTTTATTTCTATCTGAAACAGGAATGAATTTAATAATGTCCTGAATAGCCTCTTTGACTCCTACTGTTTTTAGAACATTATTTACAGCTTCTTCTGAGCGTTCAGGAACTTTAGCCATTTCTGATTCAATTAGTTTTGATTTAGATAAATCTAAGAAGTACTCAGCCATGACTATTCACACGCCTTAATGACATGAACAAATGTCATTGTTGTCATTTTTGTATCTTCATCAGTTTCGGCAAACTTGCCTTCTTCTGAAGCAGAGTTTCTAAATATCAGACGTGCTTTAGCTAATTGATCACTCAATTGCAAAACATTGACTTGAGAGTTTTCTCTAGTTATGAATGCAAGTGTGAATTCTTGAAGATACTGATTGTGGCTGTTTGTAGCCTTCTCAATTCTTCCTTCTTTTGAATAGATAAAAAATGACTTGTTGTCCACAATTTCATCTTTTTCAGCATTAGTACCAAACCATGGATATTGCTGAGCATTCATGATTTCAATGAATCTATCTAAATTCAAAGTATCAATGAATTTCATTGAGTGGTCCTTTCTTGGTCAAATACCAAAACATTGTTTTCCTATCATTTGAGGGGTCAATATTCTTAACTTCGTAATAGTCATTTTTGTAAACGACTTTTTGAACATTCTTATCAATCCCATCCACATAGTATGTTTGTACTTTCAAATTAGATGTTTGGTCTTTTCCAATATCATAGATTTCTGTATCTTCTTGGCGAATCTGTTTGAAGTCAAAAAAAAGAAAACCAGACTCTACGAATTCAAGTCCGACTTTCTCTTTTAATTCATTTCTTTTTGTTTTAATGGTGCCGTAATGCAAAACACCATCATTGAAATTGCTAAGCCTTCTTTTCATTTTGCTTACTCCTAACAACTCCATTTACTGCTTGGAGATTCAAAATGTCAGATTTGTAATCACTAGCAAAAACTTGCCTATATCCGTCCCAATCGTAGCGGCAGTAATTGATAAGCAAGTCATTAGCTAAGAGTGAAACTTCTGAATCCTTTTGAAATTCAACATCTCCCACGCGGCTTGTGATAAATGCCATGCCGCGCTTTAAAGATTTTTTTAATGACTCATCACGTTCACTAAAAGTTATTTGCAACTCTGACTTTAAACTTTTAAGTAATTCGTCTGTAACTGTATATTCCATTAGTAACCTCCTATTATTCAGTAGGTACTAAAGCAAGCAAATCAGCTTTTACCGTTTTGCCAGTATGATCGATTGAATGAGCATCTAACCAACCTGTGATTTCAGTAATAGTTTGAGCATCTGTTGGCTTAACATTTCCGTTGACATCAAAAGCGCCATCATTTTCAGACGGCGTGTCTATTTTGACGCGTCATCTTCCTTTACATCACCAATCTTACCAACACGTTGAACATCAGCTTTGTCTTCAAGTGCAGGAATAGTAGCAGCTTCCATAGTTGATACATCAGCTACGAAGAATGCATTTTCGTTCTTGGCAACACCCATACCAAAGAATTTAGCAATGAATAAGTCCATATCTTCAATAGCAAGTGTTTGGTCATAGCTCTTCAATTCAACGTTGCCTGAAACACCAAGTACATAATTCTTTGGAACACCAAAGATAATTTTATCTTCAGGTACGGCGTATGATTGAACGATTGTATCGCCTGTTGGCATAGCAATTAAATGCCAATTGTTATTAGCATCTTGAACTGCTAATTGTGGGAAAATCTTTGACCAGTAAGTCATAGGATTCATGATTGCACAAATTTGACCGTTTGCTGTCTTAGCTTTAGTAAGTGCTGCATGAATACCTGCTAATGAGATTGGTTTCAAATCTTTCAAGACAATAGTGTCTTTATCAGGATATACACCATCAACTGAACCACTAAGTTTCTTGATCATACCGATTGGTTGTAATTTACCAGTACCAGCTACAACAGCAGTTTCAAGTGTTGCACTCATTGTTTCTTCCAAGAAAGTAATTACATATTGTGACAACACTGATGGTCCTAATTGGAAGAACCCCTTAGGAACTGCCATAAAGCCAGATAGCTTGCTTGATTCTAGTGACAATACCTTGAATCCATCTTCAAGAATTTGTTTGATGTCTGATGGCACCTTATCCCAGAATGCTGTTTTCTTAGTTGGATCAGCATAAACAAGTTTCATCAAGGCTGTTACAGGTTGTGTGTCAATTTCTGATAGTAATGGATGTTCTTCTTTGATTCTTGAAAGTACGTCTGTAATGACTGTTTCTGGAAGTACTTCATCAAGATTTTCAAATGTTTGCTTTTGGGCGGCTTCTGCAAAGAATTTACGTTCTTTAGATGTTAGTGGCTTGATAGTTCCACGAGATTCAAGAACCTTTTCGTCTGTAATTTCTGCACCAATCATATCAAGTTGCTTTTTAGCATTATCTGTAATTGAGTCTTGTAATGATGTAGCAAATTGTGCAAACGCCTTGTTTTGCTCTTCGTCTGTACCGTCACGCATTGCATCAAACATTTTTGCACGAGCTGTTTCTAATTCTGTTGTATTTAAATCTGAATTAATCATATTTATGATTCCCTCTTTCTAAATTAAGTTAATAAGTTTATCTGCAAAACTTGGTTGTGATTCTTTAATATCTAAATCGACTACAGCTTCTTTTGAGCCATTTTCTGAAATTGATGTATCTTTTTTTACTTCAGCAGCAATAGGATTCTTACCATATTTGTTAAATAAAGTTTTCTTAATATCATTTTTTGACTTATCTGATTCTTCGTCATCAGAATCAAAATCAAGAATTTTATCTGCAAATCCAAAAGCCAGTGCTTCATCTGATGTCAAAAATGTTTCTGCATCAAGTAATTCAAGTAATTCGTTTTCAGTACCTGTAAATCTCGATTCATAAGTCATAATCATTGATTTGTCCATTGCGTTTAATGATTGAATAACCTTTTCAAAATCCTTAGCATTTCCATATTCAAGTGTGGAAGCATGATGAACCATCAATTGTGCATTTTTAGGCATAAAAATAGTGTCACCTGCCATTGCAATGAGGGAGGCGGCACTTGCTGCGATTGCATCAATATAAACATTTACTGTTTTGTCTGATTCTTTCAATACGTTATAAATTCCAATTCCTTCGAATGCCACACCACCGTATGAATTGATATGTACGTCCACAGAATTGCCTTCAATCTGGTCTAAAGCTTTCTTAACACCCTTAGCTGTAATAGATTGTTCATCACTAGACCATGGATCTATTCCGACCGTTCCATACAAATCAATTCTGGCTGGATTATCCTCGGTTTCATTAACCACATTCATAATTGTTTTAATTTTCTTCACTATTTTCACCTCCCTTCAAATCTTGTTCTACAAGACCATAATTTTTACTAATAATATGTTGGTTAGCCCAGTCTTCCTTGATTGGCTCATAATCCATAAAGTCTAGGATGTCATTAACTGACCAAACGCCAATACGACTAATGAGTTCAGCAGAACTAGCAATCTTAGTAAGGTCATAATTACGGATCTTATCTGTTCGAATCTTGCAATAAGTACTCTTAGCAACATTCTTTTTGCCGTACATTTTTCGGTTAATTTCATCTTCGATTTGTTCAGCAATTGGATTAATACAAAATGAAATAAAATTATCAGTCATTCCATCAATATCGGCTGTATCACCTTTCAACAAACCTCTTGGAATCATAAATGCATCAGCACACAAATTAACAATGTCATCAACCATGGCTGAAATATCACGAGTAGTTTTATTGGCAGCAGAACCAGAGCTTTTACTATTGCCAGTTGCATTCAAATCAACTAAATCAAGTCCATCTTCTAAAGGTGTTACAGAATCATGATCGCTAAACACACCTTTCAAACGGTTCTCAAACATGTCATCAATTGCAAAATCATATTCTGTTTGTGGTATGCCATCTTTAACAATTTGTTTTCCACCTTCATCTAATAAAGGTTTGTTCTTTAATTGGTCAAATTGAGTTTCAATATTCAAAGCATATTTAATGGCGTTACTACGGTTATAATTTCGAATAGCTCCTGAAAGTAACGTTCCATATTCTTCAAACAAGTTGTCAAATAAGCTTTTCACTCGTGAATTATTAAGTTTCAAATGCCAAACTTCGTTTTCTAAAAAACTTGTTTGCATCATATAGTTACTGATTTCAACGTTTGAATAAACATTCGGCTTAAACGCAAATTCCTTAACTGAATATGAATCAGCAACCAGTAATTCTCCTGTAACTCTTGATTGAATCACCAATGCTCCATCTTCATTCATTACCATTTGATAGATAACTTTGTTCCAAAAGTCAGCAGCGTTCTGATTTTCATTTGGCTCAACGTTCAATTGATACCAGATGTCACCTTTTTCACGTTTCCCTGTATTTAATGTTTGAAAATCACATTTAACTAAGGCGTTTGAAATTCGATTTATACACAGCTGAATCGCATAAAGTTTAAAAGCCATATTTGTATTAGCTCGATTAATATATTGGTCAAAAAGTTCATATTGTTTCTTTCGTAACGCTAAAGCCTGCTCGTCCTCAGTCACTCGAATTGGATCAGATTTAAAAATACTAAATATTCCCAACCTTCCACCTCCTTTCATTAATAAGTCCTTGTTCTCAATCGGCTGTGATATGTTGCGACAGGCGCATCAGCTAACTCTCTAAATTGATATGCATTCAAGAACGCAAAAAAGCCGTCAGTTTTTCTCAACTTCGGCTCTATCTTTGAATATTCAATGTTTCCACGCATATCTCTATTTTTATAAACATTGTTTGTATACCAGCGCATCATCATGTCATCACCGACATAAACTAAATTATGGTATGCAAACAAGTCATCAATATTATTTTCGAGTTCTGTATGTGTTTTAATACCTGTTCTAGCCTTTAACAATTCAGGAAAACCATTCTTAGTAAATTCGTCTTCCAGGTATGTTCGTCTAAACGTATCAGCAGCAATACCCTTGATGTCATATTTCTTAGCTTGAGCTAGAACCCAATCAACAATGTATTTAGGTTGATTAGTCTCATCATCAATTATTGTTATCAAACCACGCTCTTTAGCGACATCAAGTGGTACTTTATATTTTCTTCCTTGCAATGCTTTGTAATTAATAAGTGAATGATGTTTCCA